CTTGAAGCCGACGGATACCGCTTTGAGAATTCCAGCGGAGACCAGTCGGCGGATTTCGTCGATGCGCTCCGACGTCCCCTCCCCGGCAAGCTCGAGGTCGCCGCGGAGCGAGGCGCTCTCGACGCGCAGATTTTTCCAGCGCCCGACGATGAATTTCGGATCATGCGAGAACAATGCGATGGGATTGCGCTTGAAATTCGTAAGTTGCCAGCCCTCGACCGCGATGACGTCGCCGTAGCGATCCGGCGTTGCATCGGAGAGGACGAACGAAAGCGGAGAGCTCCCCGCGTTCTCGTTGGCGCGGATCTTGTGCATCACTGGCGCGGTCATGCGGTTCTCCCATTCGGTCTCGCAAATCTCCTCGGCCTCACCCTCGTCGAGGTCGTCGTCGGCCATGAGATCATTCGTGCAGCGATCCATGTATTCGCCATGGCTCTCGCCCGGATCGACCGGCGGCGGTTGCCGCACCATGCCCTTGTCGCGGTTGCGCCAGATATCGATGCAGATCGCGACCGCTTGCTCGCGCGGACGCTTGTCCTCCCCGGTGCCGATCATCTCCGGGACGCATCGGCTCATGAATTCCGATTCGCTCTCGCCCTTGTGCGGTTTCATCGGCATGGGGAAATCCTCCCGCGTCCGGGTTGCTGGCATCCGGCGAATCGGCCTAGCGTCCGCGCGCTCTGTCCATAGAGCCCGCCGATCCTCGACCGCCGCACGGAACGGGATCGGCCCTGCGCCGCGGTCCGTCGGATTGGCCTCCCCGGACTGCGGCGCTTTTTTTATCGGTGGGGAGCGAACGTCCAGGAGGACACGAGGACGCCCGCCCCCCGTTTCCCGCCGCGACGGGGACCGTCCTACCGCAAGCGATTTGAATGATCTAAACTGCGGCTTCCGGCCCGTCGCATCGCCAGCCGCGCCAATCTCCGCCGCACCGTACCGCGCCTATGGCGTTTTCCACGCCGGGGTCATCCATGCAAAACCTCTGGAATCCCTTAGTTGCCAACTCAGCGGCCAGCGCATTTTGATCGCGATGGAATCGGTCTGGAATATGGATCGCTCCGGCCCCGCCGCCCCGGCCGCCCCGGGCGCGGTGTCGTCCATCACGACCGTCCCCGCCGTCGAGGTCTCGATCATCGGCTCCGGCGACGCCGCCATGGCGAGCGCCTCCGGCGCGATGGCGAGGAGGTCATTGATGACCGCGCTCGACCCCAGGAATGTGACGTTGTCGGTGTTGCCGAATTTGAGCGCGAGCATCGCCGCCCGCCCGGGCGATCCGACGAGGAGATAGGGACCATTCCCCGCGACTGGCGCGAGCGCGTTAATGAGCGCGGCGATATCCTCCAGCGCCGCTTGCTCCGCATCCGTGTTCCCGCTCGGCGTCGTCGCGGCCACGCCGTTGCGGAGACCTGGCGGACGCGCGGCGTCGCCGGGATTGGCGTCGAATAGGATCTCGTCGGCGATGCGGCCCGCGCCCTTCATCAATGCGTCGGAGACGAGCGCCTCGGCGTTGCTGCTTTCGATCATCTCGCGCGTGAGGACGACGATCACGGCGAGCTTGTGCGGATCGATTGTCTTCGGCGACAGGGTCAATCCGCGGACCGGGATCGGCTGGCCCTCGGCGACCCATCCGGTATTGCCGAAGTCCGCGACCAGACCGGGGACGGTGATATGGCCGAGACCTTCGAACGAGAGGCGCAAGGCGCGCGAGAGAATTTCGCGCGCGGCCGATGCTGGACCCATCGCGGTCAATCCATCCGCGACCATCGTCGGCGCGAGCTCCGCGGCCCATCCCGCGACGCTGGTCATCGCGGGCGCGACTGCCGCGCGCATGATCCACTCCGCGGCGACGCGATCATTCGGGAAGCGAGCGCGCATGACGTCGAGCGCGGAGGTCCGCGCACATTGCGCGATGATCCGCGCGGCGAGGACGCGGACGAATTGATTTGCGGGCGGCAGCTGCAACGCGGCCTCGCGCTTGAACGGAACGACGCTTTCCTGTTGCTGCATGGTCATCGCCTTTCGTATGCCAGCCAAGTCCCCTCGACGTGGCGGATATCGCAACCGAGATCGCGGTCGAGCTCGAGGACGCGCGTCACCTCGACGCCGTGATTGTGGTAGTCGTGCCAGAGGATGATCCCTCCCGGCCGCACGACGGAACGCGCGAGATTGCTATCGTGGCGGACCGCCTCGCTCGAATGATCGCCGTCGATAAACATCGCGTCGATCTCCGGGAAATCATCCGCAATGAGATCGAGGGATCCGCGCGGCAGAAGCCATCGGTCAAAGCGCGAATCGGCGAGCGCGAGATGACCGGGATTTGCGCCGCGCTCGGTCCATTGGCTCGACAGTTTCGTGCGATATCCGGGATCGGTGTCGACGCCGATATACCGCTCCAGATCCGGAAGCTCGCGGAGGATTGCTTTCGCCGTCCTTCCGGCCGCGAGCCCGATCTCGACCATGATCTTCGGATCGATGGAGCGAACCAGGGCGATGATGATCTCCAACTCTCCGGCGTTGAGATACTCGCGCGGCAAGCCCGCCCAATTGACCGGCTGGATCGGCGGCAATTCGTTCCGCGACGTGATCGGGAGGGTCAACATTGCGCGAGCGCGCTCGCCCAATCCCCGGGCGACTTTTGGATTGCGAGCTTCATGGTCGGATACCATGGCGCGTCCCATCTCCAGGAATGCCAGTGCGACAAGAGCGCGGTGACCTTCGGATGACCGATGGCTCCGGCGAGATGGAGCGCCGCCGTATCGATGGCGACGATCTCGTCCATCTGCATCATGAGATCCGCGCATTGCATGAAGTCCCGGAATTCGTGCGCGACGACGCCATGCGCCGTCGCCTCCTCGCCGCCTTGCGTCTGGACGCTGTGAAGCTCGACGTCGGGACCGCCAATCGCCGCGACGAGGAGCTCGAGCGGAATCTCGCGCGGATAGTCGTCCTGGTGCGCGACCCCGACCGACCACGCGATCCCGATGCGCGCACGATCATCCCCCCAATCGTCGAGGTCCGTGTCCGCCTGGAGATACGGCGCGGCCGGGACCGGCTTCGGCAGAAACCGGAGGAGATGGAGGAACGAGCAAAAATAATCCGCCTCGATAAACCGGATCGAATTCGCCGAGACCTTCGCGCATTGCCCCGCGAGATGGGTGATCTCATTGCGGCACAGGATCGAGACCTCCGCGCCCGCCGCCTCCAATGCCGGGACGTATCGGAGCATCTGGATCGTGTCGCCGAAACCGTGATCGTCGAGGAGGAGGATCCGCTTGCCGCCGAGATCCTCGCCGCGCCATGGCCGCAAGCCCGCGGCGATGGCCGCGCGATGCATCGGCCGCATGAAACGCGCGCTTTCGCGCTCGACATGGACGAGATCGTCCATCCCTTCGAACCATCGTCCGAGATGGAGGAATGCAAATGCGCGGTTGTATCGGGCGACGTCCGTCGGCGCGATGGAGAGCGCGGCATTGCTCCGCGCCAGCGCCGCCTCGAATTCGCTCGCGCGCATGAAGGAGCGCGCAAGCTCGACGTTGCGAATGTATTCGGTGACGCTCCGCGGCTCCGGCTCCGGGACCTGGCGTCGGCCGTAGGGCTCGCCGTTGCACGTGACGATGATCTCCTCCGGGACGCGCGCGCGCTCGCCGTGCTGGCCCTTGACGTCGAGAAGCTCGCCGACATTCGTCAAGCCGCGCCAGCCCGTCTCCGTCTCCTCGCATACGAGGAGAGGATCGAGCTCCTCGAGCGCCTCGCCGAAACCGGCCTTTTGCAGAATGAGCGGCATGGGACCTACCCGATCATCGATCCGATATCGACCTCGGCCGCGCGGTCGCGCGCCCGGAGGCCAAGCATCATTGCGAGCGCGACAGCGCCGTCAATTCGGAAACGGGCTTTGTCTTTGTCGAGCTTCCGATTGCCCGACGGATCCATGGTCGCGACCGCGTTCGCCATGTTCCAGGTCAGGACCGGATTATTGCCGTGGACGAGTTTGCGCTCCGTGACCGCAAGCTCGAATGCGTCAATGGCCGGAGCCATGTCCTTGAAGCCCTGTCCCCATGGCACGATCCGCACGCCCGCGCCCGCGATGTATCCCCGGATCTTGTCGGTGTCCTCGTCCTTGTACGAGGCGAGACCGATGGCGTCGAAATAGCGGAGGAGATCATTCATCCGCCAGCGATCATAGGCAAGGCCGCGGATCGTATATTCGTTATGGAGTTCGGCGATCTTCAACGCGACGACCTCCGGATTGATGCTGCGGCCCGGGCTCGTGAGGAGATGACCCTCCGCGGCCCAATGCACATAACGCAAATTCCCCGTCCCGAAGTCCCGGTTTGAATGCTCGACGAGGAGCTCGGCGGGCTTGAACAGGAACGGCTTGACCTTCGTCGGATCGGCAGCTGATCCCATGACGAGCGCGCTTAGATCGATGACGCTCGACAGATCGAGTCCGAGATAGACCTCCTCTCCGGGCGCGAATTCGACCTCGCCAGCGCAAGCCATCCAGTCGGCGCGCGCGATCAATGTCGCAGTCGGCGAGACCCGCTGGTTGAGGAATAAATTGCGGACCTTCGGCTCCTCGGCTGGCATGCGGATGGCTTTGCGGATCGCGGTCTCGAGGTCCTCGCGGTCGCGGAAAATATCGAGCGCCGGATTTGCGCGCTTCCATTCGACCTCGTCGTCGAGATCGCAATCCTCCTTGGCCGCGAACAAGTGGCAGATGATGGACGGGTCGGATCCGGAGAGCGCGTCGTCGATCAAACGCGACAAAATATGCTCCGGGTCGTTCGATTGGGTCGAGATCACGATAAAGAGCGGCTCGCGCCGCGCGCCGAAGGACGTATCCAGGACGTCATAGAGGTCGCGATTTTTTGCCTGTGCGAGCTCGTCATAGATCACGACGCTCGGCATGTAACCATGCTTCGTCCCCGCCTCCGCAGAGACCGCGCGATAGATCGATCCGGTCGGGCGCGCGATCATCGTCTTCGTCGAGGGAACGATATCGATCAACGCGAGGAGTTCCGGATCAAGCTCAACTATTTGTTTGGCAAATTTGAAGACGATAGCCGCCTGGTCGCGGTCGTTCGCCGCGGAATAGATCTCGCCGTTGGGGATCGCCTCCGGCCCGACCAGATGCGCGAGCGCGATGGCCGCGATCAACGCGGTCTTGCCGTTCTTCCGCGCCATCGAAAGGATCGCGCGGCGAACGACACGACGGCCGGCGCGGTGCGGCTCGTAAACATCGCGGACAAAATCTTTCTGCCAAGTGTCGAGCTTGAACGGCTTCCCCGCGCCATGACCCGACGGGACCGTGAGGTTCTGAATGAATGCGATGACGCGCCGCGCGCGCGCCTTGCCCTCCGAGCTCCTCTTAACCTCCGGGAATGAGACCGTCGAATTTAGAGCGCGGCGGATTTTCGTAGACTCCCGCGGCGATTCTTGCGCGGGCGAGTGGGGAGAGTCCAAATTCTCCGGCAAAATGCACCATGTCCTTCGCGGCGACGCTGGCAACGCGAACGAGTGGATTGACGACAGGCGTTCCGTGCGCGCCGCGAATTAGAACGCCCTTCGTGACTGGATCCTTCTGCGCCATCGCCGCGAGCGTCGTCTCCGCTTCGTTCCAGCGCGCATAGGCGTTGCAATATGCCGCGAGGACATTGAGATCGAGGCTCGTGACGAGACGAAGACGATACAGGGAGAGGATGATCCGCCGCCACTCCTCTTGCGCGATCTCGTTCAAAAAGGCGGGCGGATCCGGCGGGCTCTCCGGGAGGTCCGGGACCGGCTCCGGGCGGAGCGCCCGCTTCCCGGGATTGCCCCGGAGGACCTTCAAAGCCAATGGAGTCGGTTGGTTCATGCCAAATTCCCTTGTGTTTAGCGCGGTCTGGCCGGTAACCGGCTCGTGAAGCAAAAGCGACTAGGCCCCATTGACCTATAGGACCGACGGGCCTAAATTACGGACATTGAACGACGGCGCTTTGGTCGCCTTCCCGGAGGTCCCTTGAAACGGACCGGCCCCTACCGAAAGACCCCGATCCGGCGGGGCGACCAAAGCGCCGAAACCGAAACCAAGGGCAAATGCCCGGGAGACGATCATGACCACGAAATTCCAAGTCGGTCGGACTTACTCGACCCGCTCGATCTGCGATTACGACACGATCTATCGCGTCACCATTCTCTCGCGGACCGAGAAGACCGTCACCATCGCCGACTACAACGGCAAGCCCGTCCGCCGCGGCATCTCGCTCTGGGATGGCGTCGAGAGCATCAAGCCCTTCGGCAACTATTCCATGTGCGCGATCATCCGCGCCGACCGCGAACACGACTAACGCACGAGACGAAAGGACGACGACAATGGCAACGCTACTGATCCCCTCCGCCGAGATCGCCTCCGTGATCGAGACGGATATCGAGGGCCGCTTGGAGGTCCTCGCCGACGACGGCAACAAAGACTCCCCGGATTATGAGGACCTCTCCGCCGTCGCCGAGATGATCCGGCAAGTGACCTCGTTCCCGTTCAATGTGCAACTCTCCGACGCGGAGGCCAATCTCGCCCATTCGAGCGTCGAGAATTGCATCGAGCTTTCCGACGACGATGCGGAGACCGAGACCCTGGAGACCGTGCGCGCCGATCTCGCGCGACAGGGATATCCGTGGGGATCGCTCCAGATCGCCGCGAAGGCGAACGACCGCCCCGACATGCAACTCGCGACCCGCACGCGCATCGCCCTGGAGACCGCGCTCTCCGCTCTCGCGCATACGACTCACGTTCCGGAGGAGGACGCGCGCCGCGCTATCGAGACGATCAAGGCGATGATCGCGCAACGCGGATGCGACGAGTTCGGCGTCGGTGGCGAGGACGATCTCCTCACGACTATGTGCGACGTCATCATCTACGGGTGACGTTGACGGAGCGCCCGCCTCGCCCTCGGCGGATCACGCGAGACTAAGGGCACCATGACCGGAGACGACGCGGGCCGCCACGGCTGTAAGCCCCGATAAATCTCCGGTCCCTCATTCAACCCTCTAAGGGCAGCATGCCCGGGAGACGATCATGAAATGGTTCCGCAACGCCTCCAAGGCGCTCTCCATCATTGCCATCGTCGGCGTGATGGGGATCGCCATCATCGCCCACTCCCGCGTGACCTGCGAGGCCGCGAGCTTCGGCCCCTTCGCCTCCGTGACTTGCATCACGCTCTCCGACTGGAGGACCCCATGAGCGACCAGATGACCGCGCTCATTCGCGAATATCACGACTGGACCCGCACCCAAGCGGAGAAGGTCGAGGGCTTCGCGCATGGGACCGAAGCGTTAAGCGCCGACGAGCTTCTGTGCGATCTCGAATATGCGCTCGCCTCGACCGATGACGCGACCGAGATCGGCGAGATCACGATCCAGTGCCGATGGCTCCGCGATTTCATCCGCCGCTGGAACGACGTGGCGGAGGAGGAGTGCGCCGCCCGCAACAACGCCAAAGGAGAGGACGACCATGTCTAAGCAACCGAAGATCGAACTACGCAAGGTCCGCGAGAGCCGCTCGCTCTCGGAGGAGACTCCCGCCTATTCCGCCGACATTTGGGTCGACGGCAAACCGTTTTGCACCGTGACCAATCACGGACAAGGCGGACCCGACATGCATCATCCGTTCAAAGCGGACCCGCGCTTTCGCTTGCGCTTTGAGGAGTTGGAGAAACAGATCGCCGCGACCTATCCCGCGGACACTTACGAGGCCGGAGGCGAGACGCATTCCATGCCGTGCTCGCTCGAATTGCTCTGCCACAAGGAGCTCGACCGGATCGCGACGGAGAAAACCGTCAAGCGCATTCTCGCGACGAAAGTCCTCTGGCTCCGCGGCGACAAGGTGCTCCAGGTCGCGCTCCGTAAAGGCGGACATACCCGCGAGCAGATCGTCCGCCACGTCCGCGACCAGGAACCCGGAGCGCGGTTCCTGCACGAGATGCCAATCGAGGAGGCGACGAAATATCTCGTCAGATAGGACCGCCAGTCCGCCGTCCGATTTGAACGCAATCCCCGTCCCTGTCGACCACTAGCCAAGGGCATTTGCCCGGGAGGAATCCCTGTGATCTCCATCACAACCAACAATCGAGGCCGCGCCGTCAAATTCACCCCGGAGCGGATCGATCAAATCCGCAACCTTGTCGAGCGCGGGACCTCGCGCGAGGAGATCGCCGAGATCATCGGCGTGACCGTCGGCTCGCTCCAGGTCACTTGCTCGCGCCTCGGCATCTCGCTCCGCCGCCGTCCCGTCGAGAATGGCGTCCGCCTTCTGCCGCGCCCGACGACCGCCGCGGCGCTCCCGCCTCCTCCCGCCCCGGTCGGGAACGGGATTGCTCGTCCAATCGCGCTCGCGCTGGTCCTCCTGGACGGGGACCGCCGCCGCGAGACCCCGCTCCGGCTCCCCGCCGACGTGCTCAACCGGCTCGTCCTGGACGCCGCCTTCCGCGGGATTCCGCTCGCCGACGCCATGGCGGACGCTCTGGCCCGCTCGTTAAAGGATTAAATCCCCGATTAACCTTTTAACGCCCGGAACCAGGACCGAAAAGCCTAACGATTAGCGCGGCCTGGTCGGTCGCGGGTTCGTGATCTAGGACCCCTGGACCTAACGGCCCGGGGTCCCTACATTAACGTCATAAAGCCAAGGGCGATTTTGCCCGGGAGAACACGATGACCGACCTTCCGACCATCTCCGACCTCGTCGCGCGCGGCGCGCTTTTCGTCCTGATGCAGCCTCCTACGGCGAACCCATTGGCCCTTGCTGTAGAGGTGGTGCCACCGGCTGGTGGTCAGGGGTTGCACGTAAAACCCACCAGGTGGTGAGAGGGTCGAGCTGCTCTGCGTCCAATGCTGGATTACTCGCAGCATCACGCTCACCGCTGCGGATGAGTGCCCGTAAAGCGCAGAGCAGCTCGAGCTGCAAGCGTCGCGGGCCGTGAATGGTACGACTGGCTTCCGATCCATTCGCTCACGACCGCGGAGGTTTTCGAGACGATCCGCGCCGCGGGACAGGAGCCGCATCCGGCCTATGCGGCGGGCAATCTCCGCCTCTCTTGCGTGTTCTGCATCATGGGCGACAAGCGCGATCTCGCCCTCGGCGCGAAGGCTCGTCCGGATCTGTTCGCGAAATACGTCGAGATGGAGAAGCGCACCGGATACACGCTCCATATGAGCCGCAAGCCGCTCACTCAACTCGTCGCGGAGGCCGCGCTGTAAAGCGCCTCCGCCCCACTCGATCCAAGGGCATTTGCCCGGGAGACAAAAATGACCGACCGAATCCCCGTCGTAGTTGCTTACGGACTTGGCTTGAATTCGACCGCGATGCTCGTCGAGATGCATCGCCGCGGCGAGCCCGCTCCCGATCTGATCTTATTTGCCGACACTGGATCGGAGCGCCCGGAGACTTACGCTTACCTCCCGATCATGCAAGCGTGGCTCGCCTCGATTGGCTGGCCCGCGATCCAGACCGTGAAGAATGCGAGCCCGATTGCTGGCGACGCTTCTCTCGGCGACGAATGCCTCCGCAAATCCGTTCTGCCCTCGCTCGCTTACGGCGGACACTCTTGCTCGATCAAATGGAAGATCGTCCCCCAGGATAAAAAATGCCGCGAGGTCTTCGGCTGGAATTCGAAGACGAAGACTTGGAACCATGGCGCGACGATCCGCAAGCTGATCGGATATGACGCTGGCCCCGCCGACGCGCGGCGCGTGAAGCATGCCGCGGGACGTGGCGAGCCCGGATATGAATATCGCTATCCGCTCGTCGAATGGAATCTGGACCGCGCCGGATGCGAGCGCGTGATCCGCGAGGCCGGTCTCCCCGTTCCCCGCAAATCCTCGTGCTGGTTCTGCCCCGCGATGAAATTGCGCGAGATCGAGGAGCTGGCTCAAACGCAACCGGCGCTCCATGCGCGCGCGCTGGAGATCGAGGACCGCGCGCACGCGCGCGGACTGCGGACCGTGAAGGGACTCGGCCGCTCGTTCTCGTGGCGCAATCCGCCGCCGCCCGTCGATCCCTCCGTCGCCGCGCTCACTCCCGGCCGCAAGGCATGGGCGACGCGCCGCGCCCGGGAGGAGGCCGCTCGCGCCGCCGCTCACGAGGTCGCGAGGTCCGCCTAGGACCCCTTGACCCATCGGACCGACGGTCCTATTTTGACCACGAGGACGGCGATCCCCGCCGTCCGTTCCAAGGGCAAATGCCCGGGAGACCGAAATGACCGACACTCTCACGACCTACCAGAAGGCGGGCCGCAAGGCATGGGAGACGCGCCGTGCGCGCGCCGCCGCCGCCGCTCTCGCCGCCTCGACCGCGATCCCCGCTCCGGCCGCGCCCGTTGTCGAGACCCCGCGCCCCGCCGCGGTCGTCCATCGCGAGTCCGACGCGGACCTCGTTCACTCCGTTTACGTCGCGCCGGAGATGATCCCCGCCGACGATTTCCAGATGATCGAGATATGGCTCGATCACCCCGTCGTCGGATGCGGTCGCCGCCGCTTCGTCGTGATGGCGTCCTCCTCCAAGCGCGTGCGCCTGTTCAATCCGGCGCGGCTCGTCACCATCGAGATCTCGCGCGAGGAATTCGACCGCGCGCACATTCCCGCGCGCAAGGTCGACCGCAAACTCCTCGCCCGTCTCATGAGCGAGAACATCGCTCTGGCGGATCGCGTCAATACCGAGAAGCAAGCGGACGTCCTCTCCGATGGCGGGGCGGATGCGGTCCGCGTCCTGGAGTGGCTCTCATGATGAAGCTCACGTTTGCCCGCCGCGCCGCTGCGCTTTCATTCGCATCGATGGCCGAAGCTCTCTGGACAAACCATCGCGACGACGCGGTGCAAGGCGATATCGAATCGACGTCGCGCGCGGAGACATGGGGACTTTTCGTCGACGCCGTCCATGCCGGGACTAATCCGGAAGGCGCAACCGTCTTCACGTTGCCCGATGTGTTCCGGCCGTTGGTCAAAGACGTCATCGATACTTGCGCCGACAACGCGCACGACATGGGTCTCGATGACGAGACCGACCTCGACGAAAATCCCGAAGACGCGAACTTCGCATGCTGCCCTTGGGAAGTCACCACGGAGGACAAGTCATGATGACCGTCGTCAAATCCCCGCAAGCGCGCCTCCGCGAGGAGATGGGCCTCGCTCCCCGCGTCTCGTCCTCGCGCGTGCGCGTCGCCGACTGGATCGGCTTTGATTGTGGCGACGTTGTTCGCGAGATCGGCGGACGCCATACCGGCCGCGTCGAGGCGATTTTCGACGGCGCGACTATCCGCATCCGCTGGCACGAGACCGGCTGGACCTCCGACCTTCCTCGCGACCAGATCGAAAAGGTGAAGCCATGACCGTCATGACCTTCGAACAATTCCAGGCGAGCAAGCGATGGAGCGACAATTTCTATCGCGACCTCCCGGATCAATGTTTCCCCGGGTTCCCCGATGACGACGGCCAGATCGCCCGCGGCTGGATTTACGACGGGACCTATTTCATCGACGAGGTCCTGGACTCGTGGCCCGAAGACGCGCGCCGCGAGGGACGCTGGCATCTGATCCTGGAGCGGTCCGAATTCATCTCCGACGACCTCGTCGATCTGGAGCGCCGCCTCTATGCCTTCGCGCTCCAGAGCGGAGGGCTCGTGTCATGAGCGCGGGACCCTTCGGGATATCGGAGGACGTCCCTCCGGAATTGCGCGCCGCGGGCATTCGCGCCGTCGTCGTTCTCTACTCCTACGAATGGAAGGACGGCGCATCGCGGATCGTCGCGAGCGACATGATTTGCGCCTGTCGTGACAACATCGTCGCCGCCTCTATCGCGCACGTCTGCAACAATGCCCGCGCGGGCGCTGGCCGCGAAATACTCCGCGCGCCGAAGACGCGACCGATCTCCAAGCGCGCGCACGATGCGGCGGTCCGCTTCGTCGAGGGAGTCATCCGCATGCGCGGCGGTCCCGCGGGTGCTTTGTCCTCCGCCCGCCGAATGAGCCATGAGCGATCCTATCGCCGCCGTCCGCAATGGCTCCAGCAATCGCTCGAGCTCCTCGACGCCCTCGTGCGCGAGGAGGAATTGAAGGGACAACCGCTCACGGAGGTCGAGCGCCTCGACATTTTCAAACGGAGAGCACCATGACGACGCTGCGCGACTGCCCTGCTTGCAAGGGCGCGAAGACAATCACGGTCGAGACCACGACCATCGAAGGCGCGACCCGCAAGGTCGATCACGTCATACTCGATTGCGTGACCTGTGGCGGGATCGGGAAGGTGACCGCGACCCGCGCCGCGGCACTCGCCCGCGAGGCCGCGATGTGGTGCTCGTGCGGCAACCCTTCCGGGGACGCCGACTATCACCCCGACACGCGACGGATGAAACATCACTGGACTTGCCGCGACTGCGCCAAGGTCCTCCAGGTCGGATAGGGAGACACCCATGACCCTCCGTCAATTCGCTCTGGCGATGAAGGAGATCGAGGCCCCGGACGGGGACGCATGGCTGGCGCTGGTCGTCCTCAACTCCGGGATGACCTTCGTCGGCGCGCTTCACAATCCGACGTCGGACGGTCTGGTCCGCCTCGACGTCAAGGGCTCCGATGGCAGCGACGATCCCATGATGATCGACGTCGCCGCCGTCGCCGCGATCAAGCGGGTGCCGGTATGAAACTCGCTCCAGGCCAATTGCGCCAAGTCCGCTACAGCGACGGCGCTTGGTATCCGGCCCGGATCATCGCCGTCATGCATGACTACGTCATCGTGCGATGGGACCCGCTCGATCCGAATATCCCGAAGACCTATCGCGTCGACGACCCGGAGGAGGATATCCGATGACCGGCCCGACCTCGCGGCAACTCGTGGCGCAAATTCACGCCATGATCCTGCGCTCGACCGCGCGCCGCTACGCCATCGAGCTCGACCGCCTCGACGATTCGAGTCTGCGCGAGATGCTCCGCCTTCTCCGCGATCTCGGCGACGAGGCCCGCATGGCCGCGCGCCGCGCTCAACTCACTCCCTGGAGGAGACCATGACCACGAGACCGAAACGCCCGACCGCCGCCGACTTTGATCGCTTCCGCCAGAAGATGATCGACGATATCAACCGGACCGGACGGACCGTGATTTGCGTCGGCGACGATATCCCCTTTGCCTACACAATCGGGAATCAACTCGTCGATCTGCCCGAGCTCCTCGTGATCGGGACGATAGACGGGCGCATGCTCAATCCGCTCTCGACCATCATGATCGGGAACGGACGCGGCTTCCATCACGACGAGGTCGTCTCCATCGGCGGCGCGCTCGGCGTGAAGATCATCGATGCGGACATTCGCAAGGCCCAGGAGAAATACACGATCCAGGCGGGACGACTCGGCCGCGACTATCGCGTCCAGCAAGTCCTCATTCCGGATCGCGTCGGGCGCTTCCCCGACGATCCCCGTTGCGAGCCGCCCTATTCCACGGTCCCGATCCTCTGGAGGACGCAATGACCGACAAACGTCCCGCATGGTTGGTGCGAGAGCATGCGCGCCGCACGAAGATCGACCGCGACTATCGCGCGCTCTGCCAGAAGCTCAATCGCCTCGTCGTCCAGATGGAGGAGATCGGCGAGAACGATATGGGCCTCCTCCGTCAACGCGAGGCCCGCCGCTTCCACGGCTTGACCCATCGCCTCCGTCTATTCGCCGTCGACCTCGTGAACGACGCGATCCGCCATGAGGAGATCACGCGATGACCAGGATGGCTCTCGTGCTGGCGGGCTTGACGCTGGCGACGACGTCGGCGCAATCCGCCGAGATCCCCGCCAAGTATCGCGGCGAATGGTGCGACCACGGAAGCGGCAGTTATTACACGCGATTCAAACCGCGCGAATGCAAGCGCGGAGGCGTCGGATATTTGCGCGTGACCGCGAGCGGCTTCACGAGCCCGGACGTCAAATGCGACCTCATGAGCATCCGAGAGCGCGACTACATGCACGTCGTCACATTCGATTGCGAGACGCGCGAGGACGGCCCGATGGTTGCTCCGATGTGGATGGTCCTGGTCCCCGGCATTCCCGGCAAGGAAGGCCATGAGCGCGCGCGGCTGTTTCTCGAAAACGAGGACTAAACCGATGACCCGCTTCGTCTATGACGATGGCGGTCGCAAGGCCGCGGGCTTCAAGGGCAAGGCCGATGATTGCGTGACCCGCGCCATCGCCATCGCGACCGGCAAACCCTATCGCGAGGTCTATGACGCGCTCCTCGCGCGCAATCGCGACTACGCGCGGACGCGCCGCGGACGTGTTGCCGAGAGGCTCCAGGAGCGCGGAAGCTCGCCGCGCGACGGCGTCTATCGCGAGGTCTCGCGTCCTTATCTGGAGGAGCTCGGCTGGCGCTGGACTCCCACCATGCAGATCGGATCCGGATGCAACGTGCATCTCCGCGCTGGCGAGCTTCCGCGCGGACGTCTGATCGTCAAATGCTCGCGGCACCTGGTCGCCGTGATCGACGGCGTGATCCATGACACGCATGATTGCTCGCGCGC